GCGGAGCTGACGGTGTATTCAAAACTGCATTTCTGGGGCTTGGAACTGACCCATGGTCCACCGGACCGGGCATCCGGATCACGTCGGAAGGCAATGTACTGATCACGGGCACCATCTACGGCAACGGCGCTGGCTTGAACTCTGTGCCGTTCTCCGCACTGACAGGTCTACCGACCACCTTATCTGGCTACGGCATTGCCTCTGTGCCTTTCACTTCTCTGACAGGGTTGCCAAACACCTTGTCTGGCTACGGCATTGCCTCTGTGCCTTTCACTTCTCTGACAGGGTTGCCAAACACCTTGTCTGGCTACGGCATCGCCGGTGCGAGCCAAACGGAAGCCGAGCAGGGCTCTGACACAACCAAACCGATGACGGCGCTACGGGTCTGGCAGGCAATCGCTGCCAAAGTAGTTCAGGCGACAACAAGCATTGCTGGTATCGCTCGTATCGCCTCGCAAACAGCTGTCAACAGCGGCACTGAACCTTCGACGATAGTCACTCCATTGACGCTTGCCACACGCTTGGCCGCGTTGTGGCAAGCCGCCCAAGAAGGCGTGCTGGGCGTTATACAACTCGCCACGCAACCGGAGGTCAATGCCGGTACCGACGACACAAAAGCAGTGACGCCAAAAAAGCTGCGCGCGGGTGTTTCATGGGTGCTTGGCGCGAATGGCTACATTGCGATGCCAACCTGGCTGGGCGGCTGGATTCTGCAATGGGGGTTGGCGGTCGGGGTTCCGCAAGCGACCAACAGCGGTACCTCCCAAGGCCCAGGTCGTGACGTGTCTCTTTCCGTGACGTTCCCGACCGAAATCATGTGGGTGGGTGCCTGCATGGCCTTTACGACGATGATCACCGGAGCAGCATTCGCGCCTGGAGCAGGGTACGTGTCGAGGTCTGTAATACGGGTTCAAAACAACTACACCCAGTCAGCAGGCGACATCGCTTGGCTGGCGCTTGGCCGATAACGAGGTACACCTATGGCAGCGTTTTACAGCCCGTCAGAGCGTGGTTTCTTCAACACTGCGCTCAATAGCAAAAAGCAGATTCCGACAGATGCGATTGCGATCACCGAGCCGCAGCGAAGCGAGCTGCTGGCAGGGATCGCGCGCGGTCTGATCGCGCAAGTGTCCGAGAGTGGTTCGCTTGAGCTGGTCGACCCGCCGATTGATCCCGATGCTGTGGCCCTGGCCGAACGCGCTTGGCGTGATGGGGTACTGACGTCGGCAGCTTGGCTGCGTGACCGGCACCGCGACCAGCTTGAAATTGGCGCGCCGACAACGCTCACCACCGAGCAGTTCGAAGGGCTGTTGGTGTTCATGCAGGCACTGCGCGACTGGCCGCAATCGCCGGAATTCCCGGAAAGCAAACATCGCCCTATCGCGCCCACCTGGCTTGAGGAGCAGACTCAGTAATAACCGTTGAACGGTGGCGCGCCTTGTAGCGTGTCCACCTACAACGCCCACCACTCGCCGAACTGCCGCGCGCGCGGCAGCCTGTGCACTGTCATTCCATCACAGCGCAGGCATCCACCCATGGCCGGTTCAGACTATCTCCACGGCGTGCGGGTTCTCGAACTCAACGACGGCACCCGCCCCATTCGCACCATCGCTACCGCAGTCATCGGCCTGGTTTGTACGGCAGAAGATGCGGACCCGCTCGCTTTCCCGCTGGACACCCCTGTACTACTGACCAGCGTACAAAGCGCCATCGCCAAAGCCGGTGTCAAAGGCACTCTGGCATCCAGCCTGCAAGCCATCGCCGATCAGACCAAGCCCTACACCATCGTGGTGCGGGTGAAGGAAGGCGCAGACGAAGCCGCCACCACCAACGCGCTGATCGGTACCACCACCGCTGACGGTAGATACACCGGCATGAAGGCCCTGCTCGCTGCCAAGGCCCGGGTAGGGATGACACCGCGCATTATCGGCGTGCCGGGGCTGGACAGTCTGCCAGTGGCCACCGCCCTGGTATCGATCGCCAAAGACCTGCGCGCCTTCGCCTACGTCAGCGCGTACGGCTGCAAAACCAAAGAAGAGGTGGTCGCTTACCGCGAGAACTTCGGTGCCCGCGAAGTCATGGTGATCTGGCCGGAGTTCCAAAGCTGGGACACCATCACCAACAAAACAGTAACCGCTTCGGCTGTGGCCCGTGCCCTGGGCCTGCGGGCGAAAATCGATCAGGAAACCGGCTGGCACAAGACCCTTTCCAACGTCGCAGTCAACGGCGTTACCGGCATCAGCGCCGACGTGTTCTGGGATCTGCAAAACCCTGCTACCGATGCCAACTACCTCAACAGCAACGAGGTCACCACCCTGATCAACGAGGGCGGCTTCCGCTTCTGGGGTAGCCGTACGTGCAGCGACGACCCACTGTTCGCCTTTGAAAACTACACCCGTACCGCGCAGATCCTAGCCGACACCATGGCTGAGGCGCACATGTGGGCCGTGGACAAGCCCATGCACGCTTCCCTGGTGAGAGACATCATCAACGGGATCAACGCCAAGTTCCGCGAGCTGGTTTCCCAAGGCTACCTGATTGGCGGCAGCGCCTGGTACCCGGAAGACGTCAACGACAAGGACACCCTCAAGGCCGGCAAACTGACGATCGATTACGACTACACGCCAGTTCCGCCCTTGGAAGACCTCACCCTCCGCCAGCACATCACCGACAGCTACCTGATGCAGTTCGCTGCTGCCGTCAACGCTTAAACCGGGCCTCCCCGCAAGGGGAGTTAACCCCGTGCCATAACCCCGGAGAACACCGCCATGGCCCTGCCCCACAAACTCAAAAACATGAACCTGTTTAACGACGGTGGCAGCTATACCGGCAAAGCCAAGACCGTCACCCTCCCCGCGCTGGGCCGCAAGATGGAAGCCTATCGCGGCGGTGGCATGAACGGCCCGGTGAAGTCCGACCTTGGCTTCTCCGACGACGGCATCCAGCTGGAGTGGAAGCTCGGCGGCCTCGATCTGATCGTTCTTAAGCAGTTCGCTGCGGTGAACGCTTCGGGCATTGCTTTGCGTTTCTCAGGTGCATTTGAGCAGGACGACACCGGAGAAGTCAGCGCTGTGGAGATCTCCGTGCGCGGTCGTCACGAGACTATCGAAATGGGCGATGCCCATCCAGGTGAAGACACCGAGCACTCCATCACCACCACATGCACCTACTACAAGCTGACCGTCGACAACGAAGACATCATCGAAATCGACCTGCTCAACTTCATCGAGAAGGTCGGCGGCGTGGACATGCTGGAAAAACAGCGCAAGGCCATCGGCCTCTGACCCCTTCAATCGCTAACCGCATACCTTCATCACCAGGAGCTTTCCCATGGAAACTTTAAATACCGAACAAACCGACGTGCACCAGCTGGCCGACGACAATACCGTCATCCTCGACACTCCGATCCGCCGTGGCACCAGCACCATCGACAGCATCACCCTGCGCAAACCCAACTCGGGCGAGCTGCGCGGCGTGAGCCTGGCCGAGCTGCTGCAGATGGACGTCAACAGCTTGATCAAGGTGTTACCGCGCATCAGCTCGCCGACCCTCACCGCCATTGAAGTCACGTCCATGGACCCCGCCGACCTGGTCGCGCTCAGCACGAAGATCACCGGTTTTTTGCTACAGAAATCGACGAAGACGGATGCATCCCTCGTTGCGTAGAGGAGGCCATGGCCGATCTGGCCGTGGTTTTTCACTGGGCACCGGCTGACATGGATCAGTTGGGCCTGCAAGAACTGATGGACTGGCGCGAGCGTGCCAGGGTGCGGAGTTCCACCGATGGCAAATGATCTGCGGCTACAGGTGGTGCTGGATGCCATCGACAAAGCCACCCGCCCGTTGAAGCAAATCAACAACGGCAGCCTTGAGACCGCCCGCGCGCTTAAGGCTGCACGTGACCGCCTGAAAGAACTCAACACTCAGCAGAAAGACGTCAGCGCCTGGCGCTCTCAGCGTGCCGCCGCCGACCAGACCGGCACCGCACTCACCGCGGCACGCGATAAAGTCAAAGCCCTCAGCCAGCAGTTTGCCGCGACCGGCGCGCCGACCAGGGCAATGACGCGCGAGTTTCAGTCAGCGGTACGCGAGGCCACAAAGCTCAAGCAGCAACACCAGCAGCAGAGCGTTCAACTGCAAGGCCTGCGGTCAAAGCTCAATGACGCCGGCATCAGCACTAAAAATCTGGTGGCCCACGAACGCCAGTTGCGCGAGCAGATCACAGCCACCAACGCCAGCATCAGCACGCAAGGCAAGCGCATGGCGGAGCTGAGCGCCCAGCACAAGCGCGCGGCCATGGCCCGGGGCAGCTACGACAAGGGCAAGCAGTTCGCGGGCAACGCGGCCGTGGCCGGGGGCTCCAGCTTGGGCGTTGCGTACGCAGCCAGCCGCCCAGTCATCGGCGTGGTAAAGGAATACGTCGACTTCGAAACCGCCATGATGGGCGTAGCCAAGCAGGTCGACGGCGCGCGGGACGACAACGGCAAACTCACCGCCACCTATTACGAATTTGCGGACGCGATCAAAGCGGCCAGCAACGAAATGCCTATTGCCACCACCGAGTTCGCAGCCCTAGTCGAAGCGCAGGCCCGGGCCGGTATTCAGGGCAAAGAAAACCTTTTGACCATGGCAAAGGTATCGGCCACTGCCGCCGTGGCGTTCGATCTGCCAGCGGAACAGGTGGGCGAGGACATGGGCCGGATCGCCGGCTTGTACAAGGTACCGATCAAGAACATCTCCGAGTTGGGTGATGCACTCAACTACCTGGACGACAACACCCGCTCCAAGGGTGGCGACATCATTGAAACGCTGACCCGCATGAGCGACGTAGCCGACAAGCTCGACTACCGCAAGGCGGCAGCGTTGGGCAGTACGTTCCTGTCGCTGGGTTCGGCACCAGAAGTCGCCGCGAGCGCTTCCAGGGCGATGGTCCGTGAGCTTTCCATAGCCACCATGCAGAGCAAGAAGTTCCAGGAAGGCATGGCCATGGTCGGCCTTGGCTCAAAGGCTGTGCAGAGCGGAATGAGCAAGGACGCCATGGGCACAATGATGGGCGTCCTTGAGCGGATCAAAAAGCTGTCGCCTGAGCAACAGACAGAAGCGTCAACGCGGATATTCGGCAAAGAATTCGGCAAGGACGCCGGCAAGCTGGTCAACAACCTGGACGAACTGAAACGTCAGCTCGACCTGGTGAATGACGCCGCAGCTAATGGTTCGATGCAGCGGGAAATGGATATCCGTGCTGATGCGATCGAAGGTCGCTGGCAAGTGCTGCAGAACAAGTTATTCAACACCAAAAGCGGCGCGGGCGAAGCCGTACGGTCGACCATGGTCGACGTCATGGACGCCATCGGCGGTGTGCTAGACAAGGTCAATGCCTGGGTCAAAGCCAACCCGACTTTGACGGCGACCTTGCTGAAGATCGTCGCCAGTGTGGCGGTGTTGTCAGCGGTTTTCGGCGGGCTCGCCCTCACACTCGCCGGCATCTTGGGGCCGTTCCTGTTCCTA